CATTTATATCGCACAAGTCATGAGCCTATTGCTAAAAATTTAGCTAAGAAAATGGCTAAAGGTACTTATGATGAAGATAAAGCTCGTAAATTATGGGGTTATCATGCTGATCGTGCTGCACAGTCTTATCATAAATAATATGGAAGCAATAGCCAGCCTTGGCACAAAATGTTTCCTACTGAAGATAGAAAGCAAGCTGCTGGACATTGGGAAGAATCAAATCGTGGCACAATGGAAGAAGACTAATCATTATTTTTAATCGGAGAAAATTATGGCTGTTATAACTAGCGTTAATAGAGCAAGATTTATGCAAGAAGAAATGGATCGTAGGAGTGGTATTAAGCCTACTGTTAAACAAGCTAACCCTTATGCTGATTTAAGTCGTGATGAGTTAAAAGCTCATAAAGCACAGATTAAAGAAGTGTTAAAAGAAACAAAGGCACCTAAAGAACCAAAAGAATAATTGACACACAATTTTAAATAGTTTATATAGTAATTTCATAGGAGCTTGAGCAATCATGGCCGAGAAAGAAGCAAGTAATGTAGTAACAAGTGAAACAGCGCACACCTTTTATGCAGAAAGATTAGGTTTAGCTGATGAGCCAATAGATGTTGAGTTTGAAACTGTAAAGAAAGAATCAGACAAAACTAAAGGCAACAAGCAGAGTGAACCCGAAGCAGAGGCAGAAGCTAATACGGAACAGACTACTGAAAAGCGGTCAGAGAAGCTGAATAAAAGATTTGATAAAGTAACGCAACGAGCTAAAGAAGCAGAGGCTCGTAGTGTTGAATTAGAGAATCGTCTTAAAGAGTATGAAGCAAAGGCAACACCACAACAAGAACCTGTAAGGGCAATAGTTGAGGGTAAGCCACAAGCAAGCCAGTTTAATGATGCTTTTGAATATGCAGAAGCCTTAGCTGAGTGGAGTGCTGAAAATGCTTTAAAGCAAAGAGATGCAGAAGAAGTACAGCGTAAAGCTAGGAAAGCTCAGGATAAGGTTTTAAATAACTGGAATGAGAAGATTGCTAAAGCTAAGACTTCAATGCCTGATTTTGATAGAATGGTGCAATCAAGTACAACCGTCGTAAGTGATGAGATACGAGATAGCATTTTAGAAAGTGATGTAGGACCTCAACTCCTATACTTTCTAGCTTCAGATGAAAACTTTGCTAAGAAACTAACTGAAATGCCGTTAGTTAAAGCTCTAAGAGAAATAGGCCGACTGGAAGCACGTTTTGAGCAAGAGGATAAACCGAAAGCCAAAGCTAATAAAGAATCTGTTTCAAGAAGTACAGCACCTAGTCCTATTAGACCGCTTACAGGTGGCAAGATTGGTAATGATGTTTTGATTGACACTAATGGTGAATTTCAAGGTTCTTATGCCCAATGGAAAGCCGCACGGCAAGCTAATAAGATTAGATAAAACCTAATTTTTTTGGAGAAATAATCATGGCTAATACCTTATTAACCATCTCAAAAATCACTAACGAAGCGTTAATGGTTTTAGAGAATGAACTAACATTTACAAGTGAAGTAGATCGTAACTATGATGACCAGTTTGCGGTTGTTGGTGCTAAAATTGGCGCAACAGTAAACGTACGTAGACCAGGTCGCTTTATCGGTACTACTGGCCCAGCTTTGAACGTAGAGGACTTGAACGAAACTTCAGTACCTGTAACGCTTTCAACTCAGTTCCACGTAGATACACAATTTACAACACAAGACTTAGCTCTTTCACTAGATATGTTCTCAGATCGTATCTTAAAACCAGCAGTCGCAGCTATTGCAAATAAGATTGACTATGACGGCACAACAACTGCTGCATTAAACACAGCAAACATTGTTGGTACAGCAGGTACACCACCTACTGGTCTATTTACATACTTATCAGCTCAAGCGTATCTTGATTCTGAAGGCGCACCACGTGATGGCCGTCGTTCATGTATCGTAGAACCATTTACTTCAGCTACTATTGTTGATAGCTTAAAAGGTCTATTTGTACCTACTGCTGAAATTTCAGCTCAGTACACTAAAGGCTTAATGGGTCGTGATTCAGGTGGTATGAACTGGAAGCTAGATCAAAATATCGTATCTCAAACTTTTGGTAACTTCTCATCATCTACAGTAACAGCTTCAGTAGCTACAACAACTGCAACTGGCTTCTTAACTTCAGGTTGGGCTTCTTCATCTACTATTTCATTGACTGCTGCTAATACAGGTACAATCAATCTAAATGCTGGTGATACATTCCAAATTGCTGGTGTTTATGCAGTCAATCCGCAAAATCGTCAAGCATACGGCACAAACAAATTACGTTCATTCGTAGTTAAATCTGCTGTATCAGTAGCTTCAGGTTCTAGCGTTTCAGTAATTGTTTCACCTGCTGTTATCTCTGGTGGTCAATTCCAAAACGTAAGTATCCCTACACCTGCTGCTTCTGCTGCTGTTACATTCTTTGCTTCACAATACAATGCAAGTGGTAGCGGTATCGTTTCACCACAAAACATTGTGATGCACCGTAATGCTTTCACAATCGCTATGGCTGACTTAGAGCTTCCAGAGGGTGTACACTTTGCTGGTCGTGCTTCTGATAAAGAAATCGGTTTATCAATGCGTGTAGTTCGTCAATACACCATTAATAACGATTCTATCCCTACTCGTGTTGATGTTTTATACGGCTGGGCACCTCTTTACCCAGAACTAGCTTGCCGTGTTGCAGCTTAATTTAACGGATAAAGGAAAATATCATGGCTAATCCAGGACCAGCAGTAACCACCTCAGCTCACCCAAGTAATGTAACAACTAATCAGACACAACGATTATTGGGTGTTCTTAAAGGTGTAAACGTAAATGCAGCATCAGGAAGTTTCTTCCCTTTGCCTATCATTAACTCTACAACTTACCAACCTAACTTATTAGTAGTTACTAACTCTAATAACGCAGGTGCAGCTACAGGTACTTTAACTAGCTTAGTATTAGGTATTACTACTACAGGTAGCGGTACACCAACTTCATTGTTTGGTGCTATTACTGCTTCACAATTAGCTACAGTTCTTGGTGTGAGCCAAGTGGCAGCTTCTGCGGTAGTAACTGCTTATAACCAACAAGCGTTATTCGTCAATATTGCAACTACTACTGCGGTAGTAGGTACTGTTGATGTTTACGTGTACGGCTACGACTTTAGTTAATACTAAGTAATGCAAAGAAAAAAGACATACTCAAAAGGTGTGTCTTTTTTTATTTAATCATCTATAATTGAAGTACCTTATTAAAGGAAATTATCATGCCATCTACCACTATTGCTCGTGGAAATGCTATCAGCACTTTCTATATTGCACCAAATTTAACACCTGTTGCTGTATTAACTGCTGTTAGCCCTGCTCAAACATTTAACGTACCAGGTTTATTAACTACTGACATTATTAATGTTATCGGTTTAAATGGTTCTCAAGTATCAGGTATTGTTACTGCTGAAGCTGATTGCTTAACTAATGGTGTACTGACCATTCAATTTGCAAATATAACAGCAGGTACACTTACTCCTACTGCTGGTGTATATACAATTCAAATTGTACGTGCAGAAGGCGCTTTGCCTGTTACTGCTGTATAAGGGGAATAATCATGGCTTATAACTCAGCTTTCTCACCTTTTGGGCCTACGTATTTAGTAGGGAGTTTGGCTGCTGTTCAAGTGAAAACAACTAATAACGTGTACCCTAGTGGTTATCGTTTTGTTAATATCACTTCAAGTTTAATCAGAGTATCTTGGCAACCTCAAGAGCCTTTTGATGCAACTTCTACACCTGTAGTAACAGCACCTGCTTTAACAGTTCCGTCAGCTAATACGATTGCTATCCCTGCAAATGGTGTAGCTGTGTTGGCTAATATTCCACCTAACGCATGGTTTTTATCTAGTGCAGCTTCTAGTGTAGAGATCACGCCAGGCGAAGGACTAAACTAATGGCTAACTCTAATCAAGTTGCAAGTACATCAACTCAAAATATTGTACCTGTTCAAGCAGCATTTAATACTGCTGGTGCTTGTTTAGGATTAGTTGGCCCTGGTGGCGTTTACTTTTCACCACCTTTAATTGGTGATGTAATTACAGGTGCAACGATTGATAGTTCTGTAATTGGTGGTACAACACCATCAACAGGTAACTTTACTTCACTTAGTTTAGGTGGGAAAGTTATTGCATCTAATGTTGCACCTGCTATTGCTAGTGGTTTTGGTACAACGCCTACTATTACAGGCACTAATACTTTTGGTTTTAAAATAGTAGTAGGTACTGGTGGTGCTGCTAATGGTGTTATTACATTACCTGCTGCACCTACAGGTTGGGTAGTAACTGGATATGACACAACTAACTCTGCAACCATATTTATTCAACAATCAGCGTACACTACAACAAGTGCAACGATAGTTGGATATAGTATGACTACAGGTTTAGCTGCTAACTTTAGTGCTGGTGATGTTTTAATACTTACTGCTTCACCTTTTTAAAGGAATATTATGGCTGGCCCAAGTTCAACCGTAGACCAGAATCTACTGCCAGTACAGGCATATTTTGATGTCTATGGAAACTTTCAGACATTTATAGGTCAAGGTCAGCCATTCTTTGCTACATTTAACCCTAATCAATCAGGGTTACATATTACTAATAGCACGATTGATAGTACGACTATTGGTGCGACTACTCCTTCAACAGGTAGTTTCACCAATATGACTACTATTACAGGTCAAGTTACATCAACACCTGTAAACCCTAACGATTTAACAAATAAATCGTATGTTGATGCTGTAATTCAAGGCTTATCATTCAAAGCACCTGCTCAAGTAACAACAACAGCCAATATTACGTTATCAGGCTTACAAACTATTGATGGTTATACAACAGCAGCAGGTGATAGAGTATTAGTTAGAAATCAAACTTTAACGCAAAACAATGGTATTTATAATGCTTCTGCAACAGCATGGACACGATCAAGTGATGCTGATACTTATGCTGAATTAGTTGCTGCATTTATATTTATAGAAAATGGCACGATATATACAGGTTCAGCATGGGTATCAACAATCCCTGCAACAGGTACATTAGGTACAACACCTATCACATTTACGCAATTCAGTAATACTGCGCTATACAATGCAGGTACTGGATTAACATTATCAGGTTATACATTTAGTATTACACCTGTAGGCACAGCAGGAACTTATGGTTCAGCAAGTGCGGTACCTGTATTAACAACTAATGCTAGCGGGCAAGTAACTTCAGTTACTAACACTTCTATTGCAATTGCAGGCTCACAAATAACTAGCGGTACAATAGGTACAAGTTATTTAACAGGCTCATACACAGGCATTACGGGTGTAGGTACACTAACAGCAGGCACATGGAACGCTAGTACAGTAACAGTACCTTATGGTGGCACAGGTGCTGCAACATTTACAGCAGGCTATTTAAAAGCAAGTGGCACAAGCGCATTTAGCACAGTAGCATCAATCCCTAGCTCTGATATTACAGGCTTAGGTACAATGTCCACTCAAAACGCTAATGCTGTAGCGATCACAGGTGGCACAATATCAGGTCTTACAAGCCCATTACCTGTAGCAAGTGGTGGTACTGGCGCAAATAGTTTAACTGGTTATATTATTGGTAGCGGTACAACAGCGTTTACTGCATCATCTACAATACCTACTACTAATCTAAGCGGTACTATCACTAATGCACAGTTAGCCAATAGCTCAATCACTATTAATGGTAGTTCAATTAGTCTAGGTGGCACAGCTACAGTAACGGCTAATACGACAAATGCTTTAACAATTGGTACTGGACTATCAGGCACAAGTTTTAATGGCTCTACGGCTGTAACAATCGCTAATACAGGGGTTTTATCGTTTAGTGCAGGTACTACAGGCTTTACACCATCAACTACTTCTACAGGTGCTATTACATTAGCAGGATTACTAGCTTTAAGTAATGGTGGTACTAACGCTAATTTAACAGCCGTAGCAGGTGGTGTTATTTATTCTGGTGCTTCAGCTTTTGCTGTTAGTGCAGCAGGTACAACAGGTCAATATTTACAGTCTAATGGCGCAGGTATTCCTACTTGGACAACAGTAACGGCTGGTGTTTCTATTACTGACGATACAACTTCTGTAACATCTTATTACCCATTATTTTCTCGTATTACTACAGGTACCACATCTACAGAATATGTAAGCTCTACAAAATTAAATTACACTCCATCAACAGGTTTATTAGCAGCAACAACATTTAGTGGTTCTGGTGCAAGTTTAACTTCTATTCCTAATAGTGCTTTAACTAACTCAAGCATTACAATAGGCTCTACAGCCGTTTCTTTAGGTGCAACTGTAACAACCATAGTCGGATTAACTTCTGTAACTTCTACAACCTTTGTAGGGGCATTGACGGGTAATGCTAGTACTGCTACGACAGCCACAACAGCAACTAATGCAACAAACGTAGCCGTAACAGACAATACTAGTTCTAGTGCTACTTGGTATCCTACTTTAGTATCTACTACAACAGGTAACTTACCTATTACAACTAGTTCAACTAAATTAAGTTTTATACCAAGTACAGGAGTTTTAAGTGCAACATCATTTACAGGTGCAGGTACAGGCTTAACAGGTACAGCATCAATTAATATTAATGGTACAGTAGGTGCTACAACACCTAGTACAGGTGCATTTACTAGCATTAATACTGCAAATACATTTGGATTTAAAAATCGTTTAATTAATGGATATTTAGCAATAGATCAGCGTAATGCTGGAGCATCACAATCCATTGGATTAACTTCAGCATATACTGTTGATAGATGGTATGCTTTATCTGTAGGGATTGCTACAACAGGTCAGCGTATTGCAGGTTCAAATGGGTTTGAATATTCATATCAATTTACTGGTGCTTTAACAAATACAGGAACTACTTTTGGTCAAAAAATTGAATCATATAATTCTTATGATTTAGCAAGTTCAACAGTAACATTAAGTGCTTATATAAAAGCATCTGCATTAACAACTGTTACTTGGACTGCTTATTATCCAACAGCAATTGATAATTACACAGCTAGAACACAAATTTCTACTGGCACATTTACAATAAATACAAATTCAACTCAATATAGTGTAAATGTTTCATTGCCAGCTAATGTGGTAAATGGATTACAAATTGAATTTACAACGGCAGCATTAGCTTCTGGAACAATTGTATATACAGGTGTCCAACTTGAGAAAGGCTCTACTGCTACTAGCTTTGACTATAGACCTTATGGGACTGAGTTGCAGTTGTGTCAGAGGTATTTTAATAGTGCATCTATGAATCTTGCAGGATATACTGCTTCTGGTGTGACAAATAGTTATATTATTTATTTAGTTCAAACTATGAGAGCAACTCCAACTTATACAGCAGTAGGTTCAACTAATATAAATGTTTCAGGTTCAATAATTTCTCCTATAAGTAGTAGTGTTATACAATTTAGCTGTATAGGTACTGGCACAGGCGGATATATTGGTAGTGCTAATGGTAATCTTTCTGCGGAGCTATAAAATGTATAAACTTATAAATATACCAAATAACAAAATTAAAATTGTTCAACGTCTTGCAGATAATGCCTTCATCCCATTCGACCCAGCCAACACAGACTATCAAGCCTACCTTCAATGGCTATCCGAAGGCAATGAACCGACTCCTGCGGATGTACCTGTATGAAAAACTTAGAGGTATTTGGTAC